CGGAGATCAGCCACTTCATTCACGGCCGTGGCCGCTTGATCGATTGGGATTTGGTGAAGCAGCGCCGGGCAAACGGAGAGAAGCAAGCGCCCTGGTCAGAAAATCCGGCAATCGAGAGGTCATCAACGTGACCCCGCAACAACCCTCCATCGATACGATCATGCGGATGCTGGCCGGGGTATTCGGGGTCACCAAACAGGAACTGCTGGCGCACCGCCGGGACAAAACCAGTGTGTTGGCCCGGCAGACCGGCATGTGGCTGGCGGCGCGTCTGACCTCGCACTCGCTGCCCGTGATCGGCCGGCATTTTGAACGCGATCACACCAGCGTCGGACAGGCGGTCAAGAAGATCGACCTGCTGATGGAGAGCGATCCCACTGTCGGACAGGTCATTCTGGGCCTGATGGACAGCCTGACCCTGCCACCGGAGATGATTTCATGAGTAACGCGACACATTTACTGGTTTGGACGGCAGCCGGCGGTGCCCGCCATTTCAGGGAAGGGCCTTTGCCGATCGTCGAGGCGGAAACCCTGGCCCGCCTGAAGAACAGGGGTAAAGACGCGAATGTCTATGCCGCGATGCCGGCCGAAAAGCTGGACGCATGGCTGGACGGACCCACGACGGCGGCGGCGGTGGAAAACTGGGGCGATGCCGAACCGATGATGACGAACAGCCGCGGGGAACAGATCCCCGCGCGCAATGTTCTCGGCCGGATCAAGTTGGAGGATCAGACCGTCCAGATGATGACCAAAGCCGCCCGCGCCATGCAGGCCGGGATGGTAAAATTCAAGTTCGACGTGTGGGATGAGGCGACGACGTATCGCGACATTCTGCATGCCAACTATGGTGTGAAGGCCGGTGGATCGCGCGGCGGCATGAAGCTGCACTCGTATGACGGCCTGATGCGGATCGAGGTTTCCTCGGCGGACACGTTCACGTTCGGGCCGGAGTTGGAGCCTGCCCGCGAGCTGATCAACCAATGCATCACAAGCTGGACCGAGGGCGCCAACAGCAATCTGAAGACGTTGGTGGATAACGCCTTCCGGGTCGGAGCCGGCGGTAAAATCCAGGTCGCCCGGGTGTTGGAGCTGCGCACGCTGGAAATCAACGACGACCGATGGGCGACCGCGATGGTTGCGATCAACGACGCCCTGCGGGTGCAAGGTAGCCGCCGCTACATCCGGTTCTACGAACGCAAGACGATCGAGGCGCCGTGGGTGCAGATCGCCCTTGATATGGGATCGATCTGATGAAGACGTTCGATGTTGAGGTTTACACGACTGTCCGGGTGACGGTCGATGAAGCAGCGTTCACACCGGCCTTCATGGAGGAATACAGGAGATATTTCCGAGCGTTCGAAACAGTCGAGGATCATGTTGCTTTCGTCGCGAGGCTGTATGCATGCGGAATTATCGAGGACGGGGAGTCCCTTGAAGGATACGAGCCGAACGAAGGTTTCGGCTTCAAATTCGAATTGATCGCCTGCGATGCCCAGTCCCCCGAAGCCGTGGGGGGCGTTGGGTCATGAGCCGGAACGCAGTCAGTCACGATACCGCATCAGCGACTAGGCCAAAGATTGGCGGAGCATCCGTCGCCAGGAAAAAAAGGCGGCATGACGGTATAGTCACCCGCCAGGATTTTTGCCCCGTAGCGTTGGGCCATCAGCCGCTCGACCATGCAGTTCTTATTTCCGATCGTAATGTGATAGGCAACCTTACTGCCCAAGAGATCGATAAGACGCTGACCATCGTTGCGGCGAACCTGACTGGCCGTGCGCCAGAGCGTGAACGTCAGCAATTCGCATGCCGGCCCGGACTGAACGGCATTCCAGTCGAGAGGCCGAATAATACCCAATTCAGTCCAGCGCAGCGGCCAGATGTCCTGGTCAATAAACTCCGTGGCCATCGCCTCCAGCAACGGCCAGCGCCAGACGACGCTGGCCATCACTTCGGTAATGGCCAGCGCCATTTGTCGATGTGTCGCACCGGCGGTGTTCAAATCCATGAACGGTGGAAACAGACGCTCCGCGACACCGGCAGGCAGGTCGAGACCCGCCACGACCTGATCGAAGCTAGCCTTGACGACAGCAGGTTTAGTCGCGAACTCAGGCCCGAACCCCATGGCATTTTCCCCGTTTCAGGGACATTGCCCGGTCACGTTGGAGTCGGGCAATGAAAGCCCGGCCCTCCGATATCGTCGGTTCCACGGTCATCGGCCTGCTGCGCGCGGCCGGGTTCCGTATCGTTCCGGCTGATCCGACCAAGGCCCTGCAGCGCGCCGCCATGGACGCGATGCGCAAGCGCCGCGACCGCATGGGCGATAGCCACTTCTGGGTATCGAACCGGGTCAAGACCGGCATCCGCTGGAAGGCGATGATGGATGTATGGACAGGGGACAGCGCATGACGAAGGCTGACGAAGTTACGGAAACAAAAGAACTGTGGGAACTCGCCATGGCGCATGGCATTCGCGCCGAGCAATACGGCGATGGATCAGACGGTGACGCGCTGGCTGCACTATTTTCGGGCAAGTGGTGGGCGATCATCCGCCAGCCGGGCAAATTGCCGGTCGAACTCACGGCTTATCCATCTGAGCGTGCTGCGATTGAGGCCGGGTTAAGGATGGCCAATGTGGTAACAAGCAGCCAGTCACAAGCGCAGGCACAGGCCGACTACGAAGATGCGGTTTCGGATGGAACGATCAAACCGGATTACGGAACGGCAGTGGACAAAGCCGCGATAGAAACAGCCGCAACGGACATGCTCGCGGCACTGCGCGTCGCCGAAGAATTCCACCAAATGGGTATCTTGTTTGCCCCTGTCGGGATGTTTGATCGGGTGGTGGCGCTGCGCCATGCGGCAATTGCCAAGGCGGAGGCAGCACATGTCCAAGGTTAAACCCAAGGCAACCACCCAACGCCGCCCCTTGGTCGCCAAGGTCCAAATCGCCAAGAAACAGATGAGCATGGCCGATGACGACTATCGCGCCATCCTGCTGCGCATCACCGGCCTGCACAGCAGCGCCAAATGCTCCGACGCGCAGCTTGTGTCCGTGATCGCTGAATTCCGCCGGCTCGGTTGGTCCGACCCAAACAAGCATTCGGACGATCCGCAGATCCGCATGGTCCATGCCCTGTGGGCAGACCTTGGCCCATTCCTGACCACACCGGGCAAGGGCGGCCTGCGCGCCTACTGCTACCGCATGACGCGGGTGCAAGATCCCGAATGGCTGGACGGTAAGCAAGCCAACATCGTGATCGAGGGCCTGAAGTCCTGGCTGGCACGGGCGCAGGCCACAGCGCGGGGTCAGTCATGACGGTCGAACTGGGCAACGGCGACAAGGACTTTCTCGGTCGCTGTCCACAAACGATCATAATCGGCAAGCACCCGACGCGGATCGATGCAGCGAAGATGAAGCGGGTGCGCCGGCTGTGGCAGCTTCGGTTGGTGAAGGGCGATGTCGGCAACGACGGCCAGTCGCTGAAGGTGACCCTGACAAACGCAGGCCGTCTGGCCATCGGGCGCCCGGTGATCGACGCCCCAATCGAAGGGGATACCGATGCGCACGCTTGATTACAGCCCCGACCTCATGCCCGAAATGATCAAGACGGTGTCGAATTTGTCTTCACCGTCTCTGGCCGTGCGGTTCGCCCGGACCTTCGGAGGGACGAAGATTTACTTTCCACGGGTGCTCTACACGGCGCATCCGATCGTCCGATGCCTCGGCATCCGGGCGGCAATGCGGGTTGCCGCCGTGTGGGTCCGGGAAGCCAAGGAGGTTCCTACCGCCATCTTCTACCTGCGCTGGATCGATGTGCGCGCGTTAGAGGTCGCGGGTGTGAACCGGACTGAGATCGGGCAACTCGTGGGTGTGTCACGGCGGCATGTGAATCGCCTGCTGGATGGGTTCAAACCCGACGACATCGCGGTCGAGGGCATTGTGATAGAGATCGCCAAACATTACGGCGTGAACAACAGGCACCTGCGTCACCTCGCGGCGGTGACAGACCGGTCGTCGCCGCTGCAACAGGATTTTGGCTGGCCGCGGGCGCCGCAGGGCAAGCCTATTACCATCGGCTAACACGCCGGGTAGTGACGGCGGTCAACCTGCCCAGCCGGCGCGCGATCCTGGATTGTGGGGAACCCTTCCACAGCCAGGATGAACACGATGCCCCGCCAATACAAGCACAGTGCCGGTTTCAGCCTTTTCTACACCATCACAGGCTTTCTTCTGCTACTCGCCGCGCTCTTGTTCGGTTTGAGCTTCCAGGCCCGCGCCGACGATGCCGTGATCGCCGCCGCATCCACCGTCACCACCACCGATTTCACCGGCACTGCGAATAGCCTGATCGCATTCCTGGTGGCTATTTTCGGCACCGGTGCGACCGTGCTGCTGAAGCGGATGGCGACCTCCGCCGTCAATCTCCACCTTCTCCAGGCCAATCAGGTATCGAATGCCGCGATCGAGGCCGCGATTACCCGCGCCGAGGGCTGGGCCATCAAGCAGGTCGAGGCGATCGTCGATCCGCAGGCCCGCGTTGATATGCATTCGGCGGTCGCGGCGCAGGCGGCGGAACTGGTCAAAGACCTGGTCCCCACCGCGATTGCTGCTTCCGGCCTGGATACCAGCACGATCCAGACCCGCATCCGCATGGCACTGGGCGATCCGACGCTCGGCGCCACTCCCCAGCCCGCTGCCACCGTGCAGGCCGCTCCTGCACCGGTAGCGACCGTTTCCATCGCCGACACGGGTGCGGCTTCGATTGCCAAAGCGATTGTCACCATCCTGCTGACCATCGGCCTGTTGTCTGCCTGCACCAAGCAGCAAGAAGAGCAGGCCATGCAGGTGGGATGCATGCTTGATGGCACCGTGCAGCCTTTGACCGCTGCCCAGAAAGCAGGGTTGCCAGCCGGGTTTGCCACGTTATCGGCCGACCAGCAGCTTGCACACCCGGTCGTCCAGGCAGTGTGCGCGGCCATCAACGCACAGCCGGCGCCGGCTACCCTGGCGCCCTCGGGCGGGTCCGCTCCGCCGCCCGCCATCGGTGCCCCCGCCGCCCCCGCCGGGACGTAACCGATGGCAGATATCGTGCCGCCGGTCGCGACGTGGCTGGAACTCCTGTCCGCCATCGGCGGCATCATGGGGATGATCGGCGGCGGCATGATCTGGCTGGTGAAAAACAGCCTGGTCACCCGCCCCGATCTATCCAAGGCGTTGGAGCCGTTCGGCGAGCAGGCGGATGCGGCCGATCGGCGCCTTGCCGTGATCGAAACCGAACTGCGCCACATGCCGACGCAGCGGGATCTGGCGAACCTCACCGAGAGGGTCGCCAACCTCGCCACCGATGTCGGTAAGATCAGCGTCGGGATCGATGGCATCAACAACCTGCTGGCCCGCATCGAACGGCCGTTGAACGTGCTGATCGATGAGCGGATGAAGGACAACACCTGATGACGCTCGCCGAAGCCTGGAAAGCCACACGGCGCCAGACCATGCTGCGCCTGATCGACAAAGTCGGCGGTTCGGCGAACGAAACGGTGCTGTGCGTGGCGCTGGAAAACGCGGGTTTTCACCGTGATCCGCGCAGCGAGTTTCGCGATGATCTGGACTACCTGGTCAGGCAGCGGTGCCTGACGGAGGAGTGGAACGACGATATGCGCGTCGTGACACTGACCGAACGCGGTGGCGACGCGGCGACCGGGCGGATACACGTGACCGGCGTCGCTCACGACCGCACCTGACCATGCACCGCCCGTCCAAGGTCGATCGCCTGCCGCCGGAGATCCGGGAGAAGATTGCGGCTCTGCGCGACGACGGTCACACGCTTGATGAGATCATGCAGCACCTGGGCAAGATCGGCCTGGACGCGGACGGCATGCCGTCGCGGTCTGGTCTCGGCCGGCATGTGCAGAACCTGGACTCACTGGCTGAACTGATCAACCAGCAGCGCCGCACCGCCGAAGTGCTGGCCCGGCGTCCGGACGATCCCGGCGCGGCGGATCGGTCGCTGCAACTGAACGTCGAACTGATGCACGGGCTGCTGACGCGCCTGGTGGCAGCCTCGTCGGTTGGCGACGACGCGACCATGAGCGCCAAGGAAATCGGCTTCTTAAGCCGGTCTTTGCAGGCTCTTGCCAGCGCGCAGCGCGCTGACGCGGTCACCAAGATGGCGATCCGCAAGGACATGCAGGTCGAGATGGAGAAGAAGGTCTCTCAAATCGAAGAGGACGTGGAGACGAAGCGACTGACCCCGGCGGAGATCCTGGAGCGCATCCGCGCAGTCTATCGCGGCGAGAGCTGATCGTGGCCGGTCTGCTCTACCCGTATCAGGCCAAATGGCTGTCCGATCAGGCCCGTTTCAAGATCGGCATGTTTGCCCGGCAGACCGGCAAGACGTTTACCACGACACTGGAAATCACTGATAACTGCTTCGAAGCCGAAGTCCTCAACAGCAAACAACGCTGGGTTATTCTGTCGCGCGGCGAACGCCAGGCAGCCGAGGCGATGAACGAGGGCATCAAGCCCCATATGAAAGCCTACGGCCTCGCCGCCGATCTGATCGAGAGCGAATACACGGTTGAGAAAAGCTTTCTGGACGGCAAGAAAGCCACCTATCGCCAGTTAGATGTGACGTTTCCGGGCGGCTCCCGCATCACCGCGCTGCCGGCCAATCCTGACACCGCGCGCGGTTATTCCGCCAACGTGTTCCTGGATGAATTCGCGTTCCACGCCAAAAGCCGGGCGATCTGGGGTGCGCTGTTTCCGGTGATTTCGAAGCCGGGATTAAAGCTGCGGATCACGTCCACGCCGAACGGCCGGGGCAACAAGTTCTACGAACTGATGACCGGCAAAGACACAACGTGGAGCCGCCATCGCGTCGATATCTATCAGGCCGTCGCCGATGGCCTGCCGCGCGATATCGAGGAGCTGCGCGCCGGGTTGAACGACGAGGATCTATGGAAGCAGGAATACAAACTGGAATTCCTGGACGAAGCCAGCGCCTGGCTGACGTTCGAGATGATCGCGGCCTGCGAGGACACCGATGCCGGCATCCCTTCGAAATACACAGGCGGCCCTTGCGTGATCGGGAACGATATCGCGCGCCGCAACGATCTGTGGGTCGCGTGGGTCTATGAGATTGTCGGGGACGTGCTGTGGACGCGTGAGATCGTCACGCTGAGGAACGCGCCGTTCGCCCACCACGATGCCGAAATCGCGCGGCTGTTCAATCAATACAACGTCACGCGCATGGTCATGGATCAGACTGGCATGGGCGAAAAGCAGGTTGAGGACATGAAGTCGGCGCACGGCGCCGGACGTGTCATCGGCATGCTGATGACGCCGGGCAACCGGATGAACGTGGCGCTGGTCGGCCGGCAGGGTTTTGAGGATCGCCGGGTACGCATTCCGGCCGGTGATCCGGTGCTGCGATCTGACCTGCACAAGATCAAGAAGGTCAATTCAGAGACCGGCATCCCGCGCCTGGTCGCCGACAGCGACGCCGAAGGCCATGCCGATCGGGCCTGGGCCGCGATGCTGGGCATTGCCGGTGCCGACCCGTTCATCACCCGACCGAACGATGGGCTGTTGCAATTCTATCGGCGCGAAGCCGAGGCGGCGAAACAACGCCGCGACAACAAGGACATACAGGCATGAGCGACAAACCGGCGAAATTCGGGTTGCTGTCGCGCGCCGAAGCCGCCTGGACGATGGTGCGCACCGGCCAGCCACCGCAGTGGTTCAGTCCCTCCGCACCTATGGCGCCGATGGCACCGCCAGAGGCCGCAGGCCGGCGGTTCGATTACAAGACCAGCATCAATGCCCAGGCGACGCCGCGGGCGGAGGAGGAGATCGGGTTCCCGGCCCTGCGTAATCTTGCCAAGAACTACGACATTTTGCGGATCTGCATGGAGACCCGGAAGAACCAGTTGGTCGGTGAGAAATGGGCGATCCAGACCCGTGAAGGCAAGCCGAAGGCCGAAGTGGCACGCATCAAGCTGTGCACTGAATTCTTCGAGTTTCCCGACAAGGAACACGACTGGGATCAGTGGTCGCGGATGCTGATCAACGACATGCTGGAGATCGATGCGGCGACGATCTACCCGCGCTGGACCAACGGCGGCGATCTTTACTCGCTGGACCCGATCGACGGGGCAACGATCAAGCCGCTGATTGACGACTGGGGACGCAGGCCGATGGCGCCTGATCCGGCCTTTCAACAGTTTCTGCATGGCGTTCCGGCGGACAATTATAACGCCGAGGAACTGCTGTATTTTCCCCGCAACGTGATGACCCATCGGCTGTATGCGATGGGACCGGTCGAACAGATCGTGTTGACCATCAACACCGGCCTGCGCCGGGCGATGCACAAGCTGACTTACTACACCGAGGGCACCGTCCCCGATGCGCTGTGCGGCGTGCCGGAAAACTGGACGATCGACCAGATCACCGAATTTCAGGACTATTTCGACGGCATGCTGACGGACAATCTCAGTCAGCGCCGCAAGCTCCGCTTCGTGCCGGCCGGCATCGCCAAGGCGTTTATCCAGACCAAGGAAGGCGTGCTGAAGGACGAATTCGACGAGTGGTTGGCGCGGGTGGTTTGTTACGCGCTGGACGTGCCCAATCAGTGGGCCGTGAAGCAGCAGAACCGGGCAACGACCGAAATTGCCGGCGAGCAAGCCGATGATGAAGGGAGGGTGCCCACCAAACAGTGGATCAAGTCAGTGGTCGATCGCTGCCTGCGCGGGCCGCTGAAGTCTCCCGACCTGGAATTCGTGTGGCAGGGCAAGCATCAGCCCGATCCGCTGGTCGTCGCTCAGACGAATGCGGTCTATCTCGAAAAGGGTGTGATCTCGATCAACAAGGCGAGGGAGGATATCGGCGAAGCCGCCGTGCCGGGCGGCGATCGGCTGTTCGTCATCACCAGCACCGGTGTGGTGCCGCTGGCGCCGTTCCTTCAGGGCGATGAGATGGCGACTGAGTCGGGGCTTCAGGAAACGGCGCCACCCGGCCAGACCGCGCAAGCCGGCATCGGTCACAACGGTGGCCCGGCGCTGGATAAGGAAGCGGGCGGCAAGGCGCCGAAGGATGCCGCGGATAAAGCCGCCACCGAAGATATGGCCAAGCGCGCGGCGCCGGAAGCACGCCTGAAGGCGGCGTGGCAGGACTGGCTGGCGATGGAAGCACCGGTCATCAGCTGGCTGTTGGTCCGCTCACTGCCGAAGTTCACCATCATGGCGAAGGCGGCCGGCGATGACCCCGCACAGGCGGCGGAGGACATGGCGGCTGCGATGCCATCCAGCGACACCGTGCATCCAGGCAAGCCCGTCACGCCGCCGGGGGCCGCCGCGGCGGTATCCGACGCACTCGGCGATGCCATCGCCACGGCTGTCAATTCGGCCGACTGGGCAACCATCCAGGCCGCGACCGCCGCCGTGCTGCGCGAAGCCGCCGTCGCGAACGTCACCACCGGGATTGACCAGGTGCAGCCGATGGTGGCCGGCATCGTGGAGAAATCGGCAACGCCGATGATCGATGCCACCAAACTCGCGAATCCGCGTGCCATCGCCTACGCCGAGGATCAGGCCGCCAGACTGGTCAGCGGCGTGGAGGCTTCCACCCGGAATATGATCCGGGCCACGATCGTCGCCGCGCAGCGGGACGGCCTGACCACCGCACAGGTGCAAACGGCGATCGAGAATTCGGCGGCGTTCTCGGCTGAGCGGGCGGAAGTCATCGCGAAATATGAACTGAAGAAATCCAGCGTGCAGGGCAACCTGATCGGCTGGCGCGCGATGCAGGCGCGGCTGGGCATCAAGATCAACAAGCGCGCCATCCTGGGGCCAAATGAGGCGCATTGCGCGGTCTGCCTCGCCTGCGTGGCCGAGGGCGCGATCCCGGTGGACGATGAGTTCGTGGCCGGCGACGGCGCGCCGTTCCACCCGCGTTGCGAATGCACGATCGTGCCCGTTGTCGATACGAAGCAGAAGCCGGCGTCGATCGCCGTGGTGGACGCTGGGGACCCGATGGCGAAAGCGGTGGGGCACCACACGCACGGCCGCTTCGAAGGCCCAGGCTATGAGGACTTTACCGGCGGTGAGGGCTTGTGATGGCCGATCCAGTTAGAATAATCACATTCAACATCCACGATTATGTTCGAGTGAAACTCTCGCCTGATGCTCTTTTGCTTTGGAAGCAAGAGGCGGAGGAATTACGAACGGCTTATCCGCAAGATGCCAATGCGTATCCCGATACGCCGCGTCTTGATGCGGATGGTTATTACAGGGATCAGCTTTATAAAATCATGCATTTGATTGGTCCCCTATGCGTAATCGCCGGCTTTCCGATCGAGAATTGTGAGATACTGCTGGAAATTAAGCCGTGACCGTCACCGCGCCGGATCTGTGGGACGCGCCGCCAGAGACATACCAACGCACCCTGATCAGCAGCGTCTTCGGACTGGACCGGTCCACGGCGCTGTTTATGAAAATGCGGATGTCGGCATTGCGGCACATGAAATGTGCCATGCGGCCGGAACACTGCCGGTTCATCGCCAGCACCTGTCACGTCGATCCCGATGTGCTGACGGGGCAGCAGCTTGCGCACATCAACCGACTGGCCTGGCGGTACCGGTACCACCTGCCTGCCGTGGCGCGGCCGACGCGCGATCCTGATTCGGAATTCGCGTCTTGAATGCCATTCCGAACCAACCCTGAAACCGAGGACACAACGATGACCGCCGCTAATTTCCAGTCCTGGTATGATTTCTGCGAACAGCCGGACAATGACGGCCAGAAGTTCCACATCACCGAAGGCGATCCCGGTGGCGCCACGGTTTACGGCTGGACAGAGGCAATGTGGGTGCGCGTCGCGCCGCTGCATGGCATCACCGACGTGTCGCTGGCCGGGTTCAAGGCGCAGACGAAAGACACGTTGATGCCGCTTTCACGGGCGCAATACTGGAACGGCATTCAGGCGGACCAGATGCCGAACGGAATCGATGTGTTCTGGACGGATTTCCAATTCGGCTCAGGCGGCGCCACCAAGGCGCTGCAAAAGGCGATTGGCTTGCAGGCGGACGGCATCGTTGGGATGCAAACGCTGGGCACCCTGCGAATAGAGCCTGACAAGACGCGCCTGCTGGACACACTGCTGGTTGCTCGGCTGGCCTATTACGACGCCTGCGGTTTCCGCACCCGGTGGCCCGGCCTGTATCGCCGAGCGAGGGTTGGACATGATTTGGCGCAAACGATCGCTGCGGCATCCGCCCCGAAGCCGGCGCTGGTGACTGTGCCGAAAGGGCTGACGTGATGATCGAAAATTTCACACTCGAAGACCGCGTTGAAAGCAACGCCGATATCGCCGATCTGATCGAGAAGATATTCCAGCGGCCATGGGATGCACCGAGATGACCGCGGGCGCCGGCCATGGCACCGTTATGAGGCCCGCTCATCCAGGCGAGCCGGTGCCGAGTCCAGTCCCGCTGCTGGACCCTGCGCCAGGGGTTGATATGGGGAAGGCCAAAGGCAATCCCCGTGGCAGTGGCTTCGCCCGCAATGCGAACGACTGGTATGTGGAGCCTCCCTGGGCCGTCCGCGCACTGTTCGACGCCGAACCGTTCTCAGGTGTGGTGTGGGACCCGGCCTGCGGCCGCGGAACGATTCCGCGCGTCGCGAAGGAATACGGACTGGCATCGTTAGGCACGGACCTGGTCGAACGTGGGTTTGGCGGCGGCGGGACCGATTTCCTGCGTCATTCGCCCGCAACGGACAATATCGTCTCCAATCCGCCCTATCGGATCATCGGTGGCTTCACCGCCCGGGCGTTGACCTTGGCCAAGCGCAAGGTGGCGATCTTCGCCCGGCTGGCTCTGCTGGAAGGACGGAAGCGCGGCGCCTGGTTTCCGACCACGCCATTCTCCCGCGTGCTGGTGTTCAGTGCCCGGGTGAACTGCCCTCCCGGCGAGTCCGCGCCCGCGTTCGACGCGCCGATCGAGGATTGGGGCCTCGGCGGCGCCATCCCCTACGCCTGGTTCATCTGGGACCATGCGCACACGGGAGACGCCCGCGTCGGATTCCTGCCGCCACCGGGCCGCCAGACCAACTGCATGCGGCTCGCGGCCTGATGGCACACCGGAAAGTCAATATCTGCATCAGCGTCTAGGACGCCGGGTGCCTCACTGTCGTGTTACAGCGAGAGATCGACCATGTGGAGAAGGTGTTGCGGATCAACGGTGAAATGATGACCGGGGAAGAGAGGAATTACACGAAGCTCTATCGGTCACAATTGGCCGGGTGCCTCGCTGCTGTTTGGAAGGTCGTGAGTTGACTGGTGGATGATCGGGCCGCGTATCTCGCAGTGGCGTGATCCCTCAGAAGTTTTAAGACGATCCTAAGACGCCGTAAGAGTATCCAGGGCGGCGCCCGCCCGCCCGGACCATCCATCGGACCCGAAAACGTCCAGCCCGGCCTCAGGCCGCCCCTTTACGGGGGCCGAACGTCAATCTGATTCCCATCT